ACAACTCCCGTAGAATCGCCTATAGCAGTTAGCGCACCTATTTGGGTAAGTGCGGCGCCTAAAGAATCTCAGGACCAGGCTCCCGCAGTTGACCATCCTTCTCACTACAACAGTGGAAAGATTGAAGTAATTGATTATATTGAAGACCAGAATCTTGGTTTTTGTCTTGGTAATGCAATTAAGTATATTTCACGTGCAGGAAAGAAGCATAAAGATAAAGAAGTAGAAGACCTTGAAAAAGCAATTTGGTATATTAATCGCCGCATTAAGGAAATCAAAGACGCTTCGGGGCAAAATTGATTAATTTGTAAAGCATAGTTTTTATATAAATATACAAACCTTAAAATATTTTAACTAACAAGGAGGCTTTACAATGTATATTGTAAAAAGAGATGGAACGAAACAATTATTTGACCATATGAAAATTGTTGACGCCATACTAAAAGCATTTGAATCTGTTGACGGAGAAGTAACAGATTATGCACTAATTAAAGCTGGCAATATTGCTGATTATATTGCAGAGCAAGCAGAACAAAGTGACCATGACTTTACAATAGATGAAATTCAATCTTATGTAGAACATGGTTTAATGTCAACCAAAAGAAAAGATGTAGCTACCGCTTATATTGAGTATCGTCATGACCGCGACCAAAAACGAAAATGGAGCGGGCAAATGATGCAATTGTTTAAAGAAAAAATGTTTGGTAAGCATATTGATAATCAAAATGCTAATTTAGATGAACATTCTTTTGGTGGTAGAAAAGGTGAAGCAGAAAGTGTCATTCTTAAAGAGTTTGCTCTTGATACTTGTATGTCAGAAAAGGCAAGACGTAGACATAGAAATAATGAAATTTATATTCATGACTTAGATAGCTATGCTGCGGGAATGCATAACTGCTTGACAATTCCTTTTGATGATTTACTTGCAAATGGTTTTAATACACGACAAACAGATATTCGTCCAGCTAATTCAGTTGGAACAGCGTTTCAATTAGTTGCGGTAATCTTCCAGTTACAGTCATTGCAGCAATTTGGTGGGGTTTCCGCAAGTCATTTGGATTGGACAATGGTTCCTTATGTAAGAAAAAGTTTTTATAAACATTATAAAATTGGTATGAAATATATTTGTGATATTGAAAATTGGAATTTAGATGAAATCTTAGAGGATAGTGAAGAATATCATACTATAGCAGATATTCCTATTAATGATTATGGATACTATGACAATATTCCAAATGATGCAGGTGATTTTGATAAGGTTTATAAATATGCTATGGATATGACCAAAAAAGAACTTAAGCAAGCTGTTGAAGGTATGTACCATAATCTTAACACTCTTCAGTCTAGATCAGGTAATCAATTACCTTTTACTTCAATTAATTATGGTACTTGTACCTTACCAGAAGGTAGAATGGTAATTGAAGCATTACTTAAAGGTAGCTTAAAGGGCGTTGGAAAGCATGGAAGAACGCCTATCTTTCCTTGTGGTATTTTCCAATGCATGAAAGGTGTCAATCGTAAACCCGGAGATAAAAATTATGACTTATTTAGACTTGCGCTTAAATCCACTGCACGAAGACTTTATCCGAATTACGCCAATTGTGACTGGTCAGGAAACGCTGGGTATGATCCAGCAGACCCTCGTACCTATTTCAGTACAATGGGATGCAGAACTGCCAATGGATATGATATTAATGGTTTCGGTCAACTCAAAGATGGAAGAGGTAATATCTGTCCTGTAACTATTATTCTTCCAACAATAGCAATGGAAGCATTTACATCTTGTCGTTATCCTGAACCGCTTATTGATAGATTTATGACTTTACTTGATGACGCAATTCATGATGCTAAAGATATGCTTATAGAGCGTTTTGAATATATTTGCTCTCAAGATCCTTCTTCTGCAAAGTTTATGTATGAAAATGGCACTATGGCAGGATATGTTCCAGAAGAAGGAATTCGTTCTGCACTTAAGCATGGTACTCTTGCTATGGGTCAGATAGGACTTGCGGAAACCCTTCAAATTCTTATAGGTTGTGACCATACGACAGAAGAAGGAATGGCTCTTGCAAAGCGTATTGAGCAGTTGTTTAAAGATCGTTGTGCTGAGTTTAAAAAAGAATATAGTCTAAACTTTGGTGTCTACATGACGCCCGCAGAAAATCTTTGTTATACTGCGATGAACAAATTTAAAGCAGCATATGGTGAAATTCCTAACGTAAGTGATAGAAGTTATTTTACTAATAGTATTCATGTACCTGTATGGAAAGAAATTTCACCTTTCGAGAAGATAGATATTGAAGCAAAATTAACAGGATATAGTTCTGCAGGATGTATTACTTATGTAGAGCTTGAAGGAGCTGTACTCGATAATATCGACGCTCTTGAGACTCTTGTAAATTATGCTTTAGACAAAGATATTCCTTATTTCGCAATTAATGTTCCGTCAGATTTATGTCTTGATTGCGGATATACGGGATTAATCAATGACGAATGTCCTCAATGTAAAGGAAAAAATGTTCAACATCTTCGCAGAGTAACAGGTTACCTTACCGGAGATTACAAAACCTCTTTTAATAAAGGTAAACAAGATGAAACAAATGATAGATTTAAACATTCTAAATTATGGAATTTGAAATATGAAAGAGAAGTATAACATTTTTGTATTATCAATATTAGCAGGAATTTTAATAGGGATTGGTGTTATTATTAACACCACCCTAACTATTCCTATTCTTGGTCCAATGTTATTTAGTTTTGGATTATTATCTATTATTGCTTTAAAGTTACCATTATATACCGGACGTATAGGATATATTGGTAAACAAAAACATTTGGGTACTATATTAATAGGTAATTTTATTGGTGTATCCGGTCTGGTCGGAGCGTATACAATAGCCAATCCGAACTATGAAACCATTTTGACTTTAGAAAAAGTTGCGACCAAATTTTCAAAAACTCCTTTGGAATTATTCTTATTGGGGTGTATTTGTGGAATATTAATTCATTTTGCTGTTAAAATAAAAAATCCTATTACAACAGTGATGGCGATTATGATTTTTATTTTAATTGGTGCAGAGCATTGCGTTGCAGACTTTCCTTACTATTTAATGAATATTACATGGTTAAATACTTTTAAATTTTGTATGATTATATTAGGCAATTCAGTTGGTGCAATTGCAATAGAGTTAATGTTAAATGTGCGGGAGGCAGATATATGTTAAAATATGCTGGTTTTATAAAAAACGATACTGTGAATGGAGACGGCTTTTGCGTGAGCTTTTTCACTCAAGGGTGTCCACATCATTGTAAGGGATGTTTTAACCCTGAGACATGGGATCCCGCAGGTGGTAAAGTATTTGATGCTAGTGTAATGAACGCAATTCTAGAAGCTATCTCTGACAATGGTATAACAAGAAATTTATCTATCCTTGGCGGAGAACCTCTTGCACCATATAATTTAAAGTTAGTTACAGATTTAATTGTAAATGTTAAAAGAAATTATCCTTCTATTAAGATTTTTATTTGGACAGGATATGAAATTAATGATGTGCTGCTAGAAGGTAGAATAAATGAGCATCTTAAACTTATCTTAGAAGAGACAGATTATCTTATTACCGGTCCTTTTATAGAAGAAAAGAAAGATCTTACTTTAAAGTGGAGAGGTAGTTCAAACCAAGAAATTTGGCATCATTGTGAACACTCTTGGATGAAAGAGTCTTGACAAAATAAAAAAAATATGGTATAATATTTTTAGAAAAATAGAAAGGATAATAACAATGTCAGATAGTAATGTAACTCTTTATGATGTAGCAAAGCAATTTATAAAACAAATGGATGCAATGAACCCAATTGATTTTAATAAGAAGTGTTGTGAAGTTGCTACAAGCATGATGTCTAATTATGCTTGGATGCTTTTAAATAGAGAGCGCGCTGATTTTACAGTATTTTTAAATACTGATACTTCAAAAACAAAAGTAATTGCTAAAGAGTTAATGATAACATTAAGAAATCGTGGCTTGGTTACTTATATTGACGAGCAGCCAGATGGAGCATGGGAAATTGGAATTGTTGACCATCGCACAGGAGAAGCTTTTGTTTATTATTTATTTAACTATTCACAGGCAATTATTGATTGTGGAAAGTGAGAAATTATAATGAAAAACATAACGTTTTATATTAGATTTAAAATGTTTGATTATAATCCTAAAATTATAATCCGTGAAGATGGGAAAGAAGAAGAAAGAATTGTTCCTATTAAAATGACCAATATATTAGAGGACCTTTTTAGGTTAACAAAAGAATATGATGGTAGAGTAAAAACAATTCATTTATATGGGGCCAGTCCTTATGTTATACATTATTACGAAAAAATCAAATCTAAATTTAGTAATTCAGATATTTTAATTGAATTGAATTAAGGAGAAATATATGAAATTTTTATGTCAGGTACAAGAGATATATAGAGTAGATAGTGAAGCTGAAGCAGCACAGCTTATTGCTGAAGCGAAGTCAGACCGTCGTTTTACTTTATTAAAATCTTCAACAGAATATAAGACAGTCAAGGCGAAGGGTGAAATAGTTGACGAATATTGGAAAACTACCCTTGTAAAGAAATTTACAGATCTTAAAGAACCTGATGCTACAGTATCAGTAAATTATAGTGTAGAACAAGGCGCCTTCCCGAGTGTGGAGGATTCTAATGAAGATTAAATTATTAAATGATAGAGCACAAATTCCCTCACGCGGAAGTGATGATGCGGCGGGTTATGATATATATGCTGCTAATATATGTGCAGTTGATATTGCTCCCGGAACCTGTGAAAAGATACCAACAGGAATTGCGACAGAAATTCCTAATGGATATTATGTAGCTATTTTCCCTCGTAGCGGTGCTGCCACTAAGAGAGGATTGCGTTTAGCTAACTGTGTAGGAGTCATTGATTCAGACTATCGCGGAGAATGGTTTATTCCTATCTACAATGATAGTGATAAAATTCAAAGAATTTATGCAGGAGATCGTATTGCACAGGCAATTCTTATGAAGTATGAAACAACAGATTTTGAAGTTTCTGTTGAACTTTCAGAAACAGAGCGTAATGATGGTGGATTTGGACATTCAGGGAGATAAAAAATGAATGAACTTAGATTAAAACTTATTGATGAATGTAATAAAAGTGGTCTTACAATAGAAGAGTTAATGTTTGTTGTAAAGGATGTTTATAGAGATGTAACAGATCTTTATAATAAATGGGTTTCACAAAAAAATAATGCGGCGGCAGCCGATGAGATCTCAGAAGCGGCGCCCGCAAATGAAGGAGAATAAAAAATGGATAGTGGAATGATTGTTACAATTTTACTTGCTATTATTGCTATTGTTGCAGTAGCTTTCTTTGTCGCTTGGTTTATTAAACTTCCTGTTGGAAAGAAAGTTCAGAATCTTAAGCAGTGGTTAAGATGGGCTGTTGTTAAGGCAGAAGTTGCTCTTGGCTCAGGTACTGGACAGCTTAAGCTTCGTATGGTATATGACATGGCTATTGAAAAGTTCCCTTGGATTGAAGGAGTTATTTCTTTTGAAACCTTCAGCGGTTGGGTAGATGAGGCTCTTGAATGGTTAGACAGCCAGCTTGAAATAAATGATGAAATTAAAAGTCTCATTGAAGATAGCTATGAAGATGATTGCGAATAAAAGATTACGCTAAGTTTGGGCAAAAACTGGTCATCCCTCTGTTTGTATTTTTATATAAAATATGAACGGAGGGATTAAATATGCTTGAATTACTCAATACCTTATCAGTAGATCAAATTTTATTATATTTAGTTATGTTCATGCTTGCTTTTAAAGAAGTTGCTAATTTTGCTTCATGGTTTAAAGAAAAATATAATATAAAATTCAATAAAGATTATAGTAAAAAAGAAGAAGCAAAAAAACTTGAGAACCTCTATAAAGAAATGCAAGAACAGAGTAGTATTACTCAAACAATGTGCAAAGATTTAGAAACGAAATTAATCGATATAGATAATAAATTCTCAGAGCGTGTTACTTACATGGAGGATAAAATCGATAAAATTACTACTTCTAATATGCACGATATTAAAGGTTGGATTGTTGACAAACATCATACTTTAATGAAACAGAAGTCTATTGATGATTTTACAATGGATATTTTGGAGAAACGATACAGCGATTATGTTGCACTTGGTGGTAATTCATATATCGCTAGTTTAATGGGAGAGTTAAGAAACTTATCTCATGGTACAAAACAAGAGTAAAAAGTTAAGGGTAAAGATTTAATCTTTACCCTTTATTTTTTTGGTCAAAAACATATAATATTTTTTATATAATATTTATTATATATATGAGATTAAAAGGAGGAAAATAAAATGGCTAGTACAACTCTATATCCTCCCATCATAGATGCTTACATGCCCGCATTTGAAGCAACGGATGCTTGTCCTTTGTATTTTTCTATGTCTGAATTTTCCTCTTCAATAGAAGATGTCCATTCAGTACATCTTTCAATTATCAAACAAAGTAGCGGACAAAATGTAGTAAATAGAACAGATAATGCATCAGATGGGATATATCGTTCAACAGGAATAATAATTATTAATGGAACTCCAACCCCTGTTGTAGGACAAGATAATTTATATTATATTGATATTTTACCAGAAGATGTAAAAAAAGGAGACAGTATAGGATGGCAAGAAGGTTGGATATATAAGGTACAAATTAGATTATCTACTGTAGCTTATGATGGAATAACACCTCAAGCCGCATGGCTAAACATTAATGCATCTAATTTTTCAGAATGGTCAACCTATTGTATTCTTAAAGCAACAGGAACACCAACTGTAGATATTCCTATTCTTGCAAATTCTTCTCTTGATTTATCGACATTAGAAATTAATGGTAGTTATTCTAATACAGATATTAAAGAGACTTTATATTCTTATCGTTTAATATTAAAAACTGAAAATGACGTGGTATTGGAAGATTCAGGTATTTTATATACAAATGAATATTATTTACAAAATAAGATTTATTATTTGTTTAAATATGAACTTCAAAATAATACCAACTATAAAGTTATATTATCATATTCAACAATTAATAAATATGAAGATGAAATTGAATATGATATTGCAATAGAACAAACACCTTCACAAATTACTTCTGTTTCTATTGTTACAATAGAAAATGTAGATGATTTATTGGATGAAGATTATAAAGCAGATTTTAAATCATTAACATTTAAAGAAGCAGAAGAGGAAGAAGGAAGAATTGGTTTAAAACTTTACCTTAATGATAATATCTATTACACTAAACAATTCTATATTCGTAGAGCTTCTTATGTAGATAATTTTACTACATGGGAAGATATTAAACTTATTACTTGTAGCAATCAGAAAATTAATAATCTTGATTTATTCTATGATTATACAATAGAAAGTGGTATTTGGTATAAATATGGCGTTCAAGAATATAATTCAACCACTCAAAAACGCGGTGTATTAAATGTAATGCCTATTATGGTATTAAGGGATTTTGATTTCTCTTATCTTATTGGTGAAGGCGGAAAGCAATTAAAATTAAGATTTGACAACATAATGGGCAATTATAATTATGTTTATGATG